CGTCATCCCGTAGAGCCTTTTGCCCGCCCGTTAATTCTTTTTCAATTTCACTACTCATAGTTTACCGCGTTTTCTGTGCTTTCATCACCGCCGCAATAGAAGGGCCAGCTTGAATCGCTGCCTGTTGTTGTTGCTGTGCTTGCATATTTGCTCTAAGTTTATTTACTTCGTCAAGTGATTTCATCCAACGTGCAGGAACGCCGTGAATTTCTGCCAACTCTGGGATAGCAACGTCCATATCAAAATGGAAAAGTGCGCTTGGGTCTTGAGTCGATTGATACACTTGAACCGCTTCACCGAGCATTCGCATGAAACCGGATGCTTCGTCTGCTCGTCTCATTTTGGCAAGTGGCGATTCAAAACGAATTGAAAAGCTACCCTGTCCACGAGCATGAGCTTGGCGCAAGATTAATGGCATCGGACCAAATGCACCTTGGTTTTCTAAAATATCATACTCACGGGTAATCACGCGCGAGAGGTATGATTCTTGGCGACCAAATAAAGGTGCGATGAGCATTCCTTTTTCTTTCGCCCGCTCCATCACTTCGGTTGCGGTCTGTTCAGGATTTTCAACGAGGATTTGAAAGAGTGATGTATACATCGCATCTTTAATATCGTTTCGGTCGTCGTCCATTATGTCTTTACCGATTTGAACATTACCGGTTGGGAGAGTATCAACTAAGCGTCTGCCTTCGGCGCTCATACCGCCAGCGACCATCGCGCCGGGTTGCGCGCTCATTGTATTTAAAACGCCGTCATCGTGAACCAAGTAAACCGGGTCAACAATTCGATGAGCTTGCTTGAGCAGGATTCTTTTTTCTTCGTTCAGAGTTTTAATGGTGGGAAGAACATCACCAATCGGTCCGCGACCGTATTCTTCATTCAGTGATTGACCCCATTTAGAAACCGCATATGGAAAACTTCTGTATCCACCTGTTTGTAAAAGTGCGGCACCCGTGAGTGAAATGTAGGCCGAAGAATACTTCATGCCTTTAGCATCAAGACGTCCGGGTTCATATTCCGCGTTCGGAACTACACAATGTAAAAATTCATATTGTGTTTCAGGTTGGTTTTGCGCCATCTTTTTAATTACTTCAGGGCAAGTCTCTGGCCACATTTGAACCGCTTGACGAGCGCGCAAACGGAAGTGACGGTAAACTTTATCCGGAATACCTTGATGGTTTGACTCGTGGTAAATTTCGCCCAAGTGAGTGAACTTGTATCGAAGTCCCTTTGTCCCCCACAAACTGTCAATGAAAAGTGAACCATTACCGTAAGCACCGAGAGAATGCCAAACGTTTTGATTCTGCTCCAAAAAATTTGCATTCGGATGATAACGTTCACGAAACATGATGAGAGATACTTTTTCCAAATATTCCTGCACTTGTTTGTTACGTTTTAAAACTTCATCCTCAACTGTCATGCGATGCCATTTAGCACTGTGAGGAGTCATCATTGAATCGATGATCGCCACAAACCTCATGAGAGCGGTGTGAGCAGTAGAATCATAAAGATACTTTGTACGCTTATCACCTTCAACAATACGTGTACCTTGAAAAGAATTAAGATCGTTTGGTGTTACAATTTTTGAAATATCATTCCACTGAATTTCCCACGAGCCGCGAAGCGCGCGGAGTTGTTCGTAGTGGCGAATGTGAGTAGCGGATAAATCTTCAACTTGGTTTGCGATAGTTTTATCAAGACCTGTTTGTTCTGGCATTATTATTTTCCTCCGAGCGATGGGCCGCTAGGTTGGGCTAAAGATTGAAGTCCATATAGATTAACGTCTGTGCTTTGTCGACCTTGTGCGCGCCCGAGAGATTCAGCAAGCGCAGACTGCTCGGGAGTTTCGTACATCGCCGAATCCATTTGATACATTTGTGTTTTACCGTACCAATCTTTTACTTGTTGGGATTTGATACCATACTGTTTAACCGCACGTTGATAATTGTTCGCATTGAAAGGGTCGTTAGAATCGTAGAGAGTTCCTTCGGGATTTGATTCAGTTGATGATGAGCCTGCCGACATATTAGTTTTCTCCGTTCCACTCGTTTAATGGGTCATAATCATTTGTGCCTGGGGCGATCTTTGTTCGCTTCGCACCAAACTTGTGAGTCGGACTATCTTTTCTCGCGATGCGGAGAAAGAAAGTACAAGCCAAAGCGTCCGCGCGATCGGGTGAGTGCATCCCCCGTTTCACCATTTCGTCTTTTGACTCTAAAGCAATTTGATCGCTTCTACCCATAAATTTATATTCAGGTGAAACTAGGTCATCACGCAAGTAAGAATCGCAAGGAATAGTTCCACCCCTTAACCAATCTCTCATATCCGCCCAAAGCTCCGTCCGTTTATTGGCGTATTCTTGCTTCGAGGAACTTGAACCAAACCAAACTTCGTAGCACTTGTAACCCATTTCCTTTAATCGATCGATGATGCCAGTACCATTCCCCGCGTCAATGAACACCCCGTCGGGTTGATATTTGTCAATGAGTTCAGCACAAAGATTGGCCACTTCCATGTTGTCTTTCTTTTCTAAAACTATCCATGGAATAGACTTGGCATCACGACCACGGCGAAACGCAATTACGGTTTTATCTCTACCAAACCTAGCGGGGTCCACACCCATGATGAGCGCAGCGTGTTCATCCGGTTCAAGGTCGCGGTTGGTGGCTCCATCAACAATGTCCCGGGAGATAAACTGACTATCTCCGTGGGAGGGGAACTCTCCCTTAACTTCGATGCGGGCAACATCACTGTCTTCTCCGTTTTTAAGAATGATGTCGTCGAGAACTTTTCTATCAATGCCTTCCACTGTTCGCGAGTCAATGTGTCTTCTGTACTGCCAGAAATCACGATGTTTATGAAAACATTCAAAGAAGGGACCGGTGTTACGGCGCGGATTGGAGAAAACAAACCAGAATCGTGGAGCCACAGGCTCAGTAAAAAAGCCCTCTGAAACGTCCCAGATTTTTTGAGGTATACCGGAAGCCTCGTCGAATATAAGCATGGTGCCATTGTAGTTGTGAGCGCCTGCAAATGCGTCTGGGTTATCTTCATTCCATAACAAGGCTTCCGCATAGTAGTATCCTGTATCGATTTTAAGTTCGTTTTCAAGTAGGTTCTTAAACCACGGGGCGGGCCGTAAGGAAAGCGCATTTCTTTCAAACCAATGCCCGTTCAAACTCATCGTCACCCACTTACCAAGCTCGGCCCAAGTCTTCGTTTTTAACTGCGCCTCGGTGTTGGCAGTGGTAATCGCCATCCCCCCGATTTGGGTAGACATGAACCAATGATTTAACCAAGCCACGAGAGTTGATTTTCCTGGACCACGGCCAGAAGTGGTTGCTGACTTATAAACTTCGAGTGGCAACCCCTCTCTGGCGCAAGCTATTTGTCTGCGAAAATGTTCGCCGCACCGCTTTAATTCATCCACTTGCCAAGCGCGGGGGCCTTTGAATTTCTCAAGCGCCGTACCTTTTTTACCCCATGGGTATGATGCCATGACAAAAGAGTACGGGTCATTTTTGATCTCAGGAGACCAAAGTAACTGCATCAGGGCTTTTTCGGATTGTGGGTCGTATGAATTTTTCTGGGTCATTCATTTTTACTATGAAATGAAAAAGGTTCTGTGTCTAGCTCACTCGGAAGTAGGGCTAGACACAAAACCAATGTAGGACCAACAAAGGAGTTGGCAAAATTATCTTACTACGGGAAACGGAACTCTTTCAACCAAGTAAATCTTCTCCCGTAAGAGTGGCGGGCTTTGGTAACTCTTTTTTGATTTCCTCATTCACCACAGTTTTATAAGTGGCCTCGATGATGCCTGCTCGTTCTTTTGCTTCTTCGAGAGCGCCACGAATATCAACCGTCTTGTTCACATCGATTTGAACCTTGTTGCCGTAAGATTCGGGTATAAGTTTTTCGGCTTTCCACTGGTAGTAGGAAAGATTGGCTTTAGCTTTTTCCAACTCGATCTTATTGTCGGCATCCATTAACAGAAGGCGAGCGTCTTCTAAAAGTTCTTCGATCACCACTTTACGTTGGTCTTGGTAAAACGCATTTAGCTCGGCATCTTTCCTAAGCGCCAAGAAAAAAGCATTAGCGGAGAGCCTTTCCTTACGGATTGCGTCAAATATGTCGGTTTTAGCATCGACTCGTGAAAGTACCAATTTTATTCGTTCAGGTGTGATTGCGTCCAAGCGTATGCCCCTTGTAATGTGGTTACAGGTTTTGCCCGTCCTTTTCAATTTTATAACGTCATCCCCAAACATTTCAATGGCCCCGCACTCGCACTGGCAATAATAAAGCCGGTGGCGATTCTTTGCATGCTCGTCGCTTTGGGCGATGACGGTGAAGGTGTTGAAGGTTTGGCCTATTAAATTCATTGCCAAAATCAATCAGGTAATCTCTATGGTCTTTAGTCTTCTCATACCCGCCCAACTGTTCAATTAGATTCATGACACCTCTCCCAAAGCCTTCACCACACCAATCGGCAACCCAAACACATCTTTAAAAGCCTTATCAAATTCACCGCTTTCAATGAATTGGTCCATCAGATTGACTTGTTTATCGATCTCTAATTCTTTGTCGACATTTGTTTGTTGAATTTCAGTCATTGGCATCATCCTCATTGATCAAGCTTTTATATTGCGAAGCAGTTAGTTCCTTGTGTGGCAGAGCAATGTTCACAGTCGAGTCAATGTAATAAGCATTACCTCTTTTCGTGTAAGAGATACTTGGTCGGCATTTTTCATTGTTAAATAAAATCGCCTTTAGACCGTTGTAATTCACACCTTCCAGACCTTCCATAAATTCAGAATAGAACTTCTTATTGCTTTTGCG